ATGGCAACGACGAACGCATTCTGTCTGGCGTCACCGCCACTGGCACGCATCTGCCTTCACGGGGATTTGCAACGATTTGGCCGCCGCCTCAGCCTGTACGTGAACACGGCAGCGGAAGCCATCCGTGCCCTGTCGCTGCAGATGCCGGGATTCCGCCGTCAGATGAACGAAGGCTGGTACCAGATACGTATTCGCGGTGAGGACACGGCACCGGAGGCGGTGTACGCCCGTCTTCACGAACCTCTGGGTGAGGGGGCGGTCATCCATATTGTGCCGCGACTGGCCGGAGCCGGAAAGGGTGGACTGCAGATTGTGCTGGGGGCGGCAGCCATCGTGGGCTCTTTCTTCACCGCCGGCGCAACGATGGCGTTGTGGGGCGCAGCCCTGAGTGCCGGAGGGCTGACTGCCACCACGATGCTGTTCTCACTGGGTGCCAGCATGATACTGGGCGGTGTGGCCCAGATGCTGGCACCGAAGGCAAAAACACCGGAGTACAGGGCGACGGATAACGGTAAACAGAACACGTATTTTTCGTCACTGGATAACATGATTGCCCAGGGGAACCCGATGCCGGTGCCTTATGGTGAAATGCTGGTTGGTTCACGACGGATATCCCAGGACATCAGCACCCGTGATGAGGGCGGAGACGGGAAAGTGGTGGTTATCGGGCGGGGATGAAAATAAAAAAATCCCGCAGAGTTAGCGGAGCTGCGGGAGAGAACGATGAAGATTAACGTTATGGAGTTATTTTTCAGGCATCAAAAAAGTAATGCAGCGTCATTATTGCGGCTACAGGCAATTGCCGGAAATGTGAAGAGTTTCAGAAATTTTATTCCGTCATGACACAGGCACCCTCCGGGGTGCCTGTTGTTTTCTGGCATAAACAGATTCAGACATCAGACAGGAGAGGGGGACAGAGTGGGTAAAGGGGGCGGCAAGGGGCACACGCCGGTAGAGGCAAAGGACAATCTTAAGTCCACGCAGATGATGAGCGTGATTGACGCCATTGGTGAAGGGCCGATTGAAGGTCCGGTGAAGGGGCTGCAGAGTATTCTGGTGAACAAAACCCCGCTGACGGACACGGACGGTAATCCCGTGATACACGGTGTGACTGCGGTCTGGCGTGCCGGGGAGCAGGAGCAGACACCACCGGAAGGCTTTGAGTCCTCCGGAGCTGAAACCGCACTGGGCGTGGAAGTGACGAAGGCAAAGCCGGTGACGCGCACCATTACGTCCGCGAACATTGACCGCCTGCGGGTCACCTTCGGGGTGCAGTCACTGTTGGAGACCACCTCAAAGGGCGACCGTAATCACTCTTCTGTCCGACTGCTGATTCAGTTGCAGCGTAACGGTAACTGGGTGACGGAAAAGGATGTCACCATTAACGGCAAGACCACCTCGCAGTTCCTGGCGTCGGTGATTCTGGATAATCTGCCGCCCCGGCCCTTTAACATCCGGATGGTCAGGGAGACGGCGGACAGCACCACGGACCAGCTGCAGAACAGAACGCTGTGGTCGTCATACACCGAAATCATCGATGTGAAACAGTGCTACCCGAACACGGCCATTGTGGGGCTGCAGGTGGATGCGGAGCAGTTTGGCGGTCAGCAGATGACGGTGAACTACCATATCCGCGGTCGCATCATCCAGGTGCCGTCAAACTATGACCCGGAAAAACGCACGTACAGCGGCATCTGGGACGGCAGCCTGAAACCGGCATACAGCAACAACCCGGCCTGGTGCCTGTGGGACATGCTGACTCACCCGCGCTACGGCATGGGAAAACGCCTGGGGGCGGCGGATGTGGACAAGTGGGCGCTGTATGCCATTGCGCAGTACTGCGACCAGATGGTCCCTGATGGTTTCGGGGGCACAGAGCCGCGGATGACCTTTAATGCGTACCTGTCACAACAGCGTAAGGCGTGGGACGTTCTCAGTGATTTCTGCTCGGCGATGCGCTGTATGCCGGTATGGAACGGCCAGACGCTGACGTTCGTTCAGGACAGTCCGTCGGATGTGGTGTGGCCGTACACCAACAGTGATGTGGTGGTGGATGATAACGGCGTGGGGTTTCGCTACAGCTTCAGCGCCCTGAAGGACCGCCACACGGCGGTGGAGGTGAATTACACCGACCCGCAGAACGGCTGGCAGACCTCCACGGAACTGGTGGAAGACCCGGAAGCCATACTGCGCTACGGACGCAACCTGCTGAAGATGGATGCGTTCGGCTGTACCAGTCGCGGTCAGGCCCACCGTGCCGGGCTGTGGGTGATAAAGACCGGACTGCTGGAAACGCAGACGGTGGATTTCACGCTCGGGTCACAGGGGCTGCGTCACACACCCGGTGACATTATTGAAATCTGTGATAACGACTATGCCGGGACCATGACCGGCGGACGTATCCTGTCCATCGATGCCGCCAGCCGCACCCTGACACTGGACCGTGAGGTGACCCTGCCGGAGACCGGTGCCGCCACGGTGAACCTGATTAACGGCAGCGGTAAGCCGGTGAGCGTGGCCATCACTGCACACCCCGCGCCGGACCGGATACAGGTCAGCACCCTGCCGGATGGCGTGGAGACATACGGTGTGTGGGGGCTCTCCCTGCCGTCACTGCGTCGTCGCCTGTTCCGCTGTGTCTCCATCCGGGAAAACACGGACGGCACCTTTGCCATCACGGCAGTGCAGCACGTACCGGAAAAAGAAGCCATCGTGGATAACGGGGCGCACTTTGACGGCGACCAGAGCGGCACCCTGAACAGCGTCATCCCTCCGGCAGTGCAGCACCTGACGGTGGAGGTGAGTGCAGCTGACAGCCAGTATCTGGCGCAGGCGAAATGGGACACGCCGCGGGTGGTGAAGGGCGTGCGCTTCAGTCTGCGCCTGACCAGTGGAAGCGGTCAGGACAGCCGTCTGGTGACCACCGCCATCACTGCGGATACAGAGCATCGTTTCAGTGGTCTGCCGCTCGGGGAATACACCCTGACAGTCAGGGCAATTAACAGTTATGGCCAGCAGGGGGAACCGGCCATCACCACCTTCCGGATTAACGCGCCAGCAAAACCCGCCACCATTGAACTGACGCCGGGGTATTTTCAGATAACGGCGGTACCGGTGCTGGCGGTGTATGACCCGACGGTGCAGTTTGAGTTCTGGTTTTCGGAAAAACGCATCACGAACACGGCACAGGTGGAAAAATCTGCCCGTTATCTGGGGAGCGGCAGTCAGTGGACTGTCCAGGGAAGCCGGATTAAGCCGGGGACGGATTTCTGGTTTTACGTGCGCAGCGTCAACCTGGTGGGGAAATCTGCGTTTGTGGAAGTCAGCGGGCAGCCCAGCAATGATGGTGAAGGGTATCTGGAATTTTTCCGGGAAAAAATAGGAAAACTGCATCTGGCTCAGGGGCTATGGGAGCTGATAGACAACAGCCAGCTTGCGGATGAGATGGCGGAGATGAAGACCACCATCACGGAAACCCGCAATGAAATCACACAGACGGTCAGTAAAACGCTGGAGAACCAGAGCGCCACTATACAGCAGATACAGCGCGTGCAGAAGGACACAAATGATGACCTGGCTGCGCTGTACATGCTGAAGGTTCAAAAAACGAAAGACGGCATTCCCTATGTGGCCGGGATTGGTGCAGGGATTGAGGATACTGATGGCCAGCCACTGAGCAACATACTGCTGCTGGCTGACCGTATCGCGATGATAAATCCGGAGAGCGGCAACAGCACGCCGTTATTTGTGGCGCAGGGGAATCAGCTGTTCATGAACGACGTGTTCCTGAAGCGACTGTTTGCGGTGAGTATCACCTCGTCCGGCAATCCCCCGACGTTTTCCCTGACGCCGGACGGGCGACTGACGGCGAAAAATGCGGATATCAGTGGCAGTGTGAATGCGAACTCAGGGACGCTCAACAACGTCACGATTAATGAGAACTGTCAGATTAAGGGGAAACTGTCAGCCAACCAGATTGAAGGCGATATTGTCAAAACGGTCAGCAAGTCTTTCCCCCGCACGAGCACTTATGCCAGTGGCACCATCACGGTAAGAATCAGTGATGATCAGAAGTTTGACCGGCAGGTCATGATACCGCCAGTGTTATTCCGCGGTGGTAAGCATGAGAATTTCAACAGTAATAACCAACAGTCATACTGGTATTCAACCTGCCGGTTAAGAGTGACCCGCAATGGTCAGGAGATTTTTAATCAGTCCACGACGGATGCTCAGGGCGTATTTTCCTCAGTTATAGATATGCCTGCCGGACAGGGGACGCTGACACTGACATTCACCGTATCTTCATCAGGAGCGAATAACTGGTATCCCACAGCAAGTATCAGCGATTTGCTGGTTGTGGTGATGAAGAAAGCCACCGCAGGCATCAGTATCAGCTGAATTTTATAACCCATATACGGGCGCCAGAAATGGCGCCTTTTTTATTGCAGAAAAGCGAGAGGTAATTATGCGTAAACTTTATGCCGCCATTTTGTCCGCAGCCATCTGTCTGGCCGTATCCGGCGCGCCTGCATGGGCGTCTGAGCAGCAGGCCACGCTGAGCGCGGGGTATCTTCATGCCCGGACGAGCGCTCCCGGTAGCGATAATCTTAACGGGATTAACGTGAAATACCGTTATGAATTTACGGACACGCTGGGGCTGGTGACGTCATTCAGCTATGCAGGAGACAAGAATCGCCAGCTTACCCGTTACAGCGATACCCGCTGGCATGAAGATTCCGTGCGTAACCGCTGGTTCAGCGTAATGGCGGGGCCGTCTGTGCGCGTGAATGAATGGTTCAGCGCGTATGCGATGGCGGGTGTGGCTTACAGCCGTGTGTCGACTTTCTCCGGGGATTATCTTCGCGTAACTGACAACAAGGGGAAAACGCACGATGTGCTGACCGGAAGTGATGACGGTCGCCACAGCAACACGTCTCTGGCGTGGGGGGCTGGCGTGCAGTTTAACCCGACCGAATCCGTGGCCATTGATATTGCTTATGAAGGCTCCGGCAGTGGCGACTGGCGCACTGACGGTTTCATCGTGGGTGTCGGTTATAAGTTCTGATTAGCCAGGTAACACAGTGTTATGACAGCCCGCCGGTTCAGGCGGGCTTTTTTGTGGGGTGAATATGGCAGTAAAGATTTCAGGTGTACTGAAAGACGGCACAGGAAAACCGGTAGAGAACTGCACCATTCAACTGAAAGCCAGACGTAACAGCGCCACGGTGGTGGTGAACACGGTGGCCTCTGAAAATCCGGATGAAGCCGGTCGTTACAGCATGGACGTTGAGTACGGTCAGTACAGCGTTATTCTGTTGGTGGAAGGGTTCCCGCCGTCACATGCCGGGACCATCACCGTGTATGAAGATTCTCAACCGGGGACGCTGAATGATTTTCTCGGTGCCATGTCGGAGGATGACGTCCGGCCGGAGGCACTGCGTCGTTTTGAACTGATGGTGGAAGAAGCGGCGCGTCACGCTGAGGAGGCGAAGAAGAATGCCGGAGAGGCGGAGACGTCCGCGAGGAATGCCGGCATATCAGCCAGTCAGGCAGAAGAGAGCGCGGCAAATGCTGACACTTCAGCAGGGGATGCATCGGAGTCAGCCCGGCAGGCGGCAGAAAGTGCAGCCGCTGCAAAGCAGTCAGAGGAGGCGTCCTCGTCCTCGGCCTCTGCGGCCGCTCAAAAAGCCAGTGAGTCATCACAAAGTGCAGCAGATGCTGAGTTGTCAAAAAAGACGGCAGAAAGTGCAGCCGGTAATGCAGCCAGGGATGCAACGACCGCAACAGAAAAAGCCCGGGAGTCAGCAGAAAGCGCACAGTCAGCGGAACAAAGCAGGATAGCGGCGGAAGAGGCCGTAAACCGAATCCCCACGGTGGTGGGGCCTCCCGGGCCAAAGGGGGAACCGGGTCCCGCGGGTCCTCAGGGGCCGAAGGGAGATAAAGGAGAGCGTGGAGACACCGGTCCGGCAGGGGCAACCGGTGAAAGGGGGCCGGCAGGTGATGCTGGTCCGGCAGGCCCGGCAGGCCCGGCAGGCCCACAGGGACCGAAAGGAGAAACAGGTGCGGCTGGCCCGGTGGGGGCAACCGGACCTCAGGGGCCGAAGGGCGACCCGGGGGAGACGCAAATACGGTTCCGTCTGGGGCCGGGAAACATTATTGAGACAAACAGCCATGGCTGGTTCCCGGATACAGATGGCGCACTCATCACCGGACTGACCTTTCTTGACCCCAAAGATGCCACACGGGTTCAGGGTTTTTTTCAGCATTTGCAGGTCAGGTTTGGTGACGGGCCGTGGCAGGATGTTAAGGGGCTGGATGAAGTGGGCAGTGATACAGGCAGAACAGGAGAATGACATGAACATATTAAAAAAAATTATGCAGCGTCTGTGCGGTTGCGGAAAGCATGATGACCGTGAAAACGGGGAGTTACTTACAGCACAGCTGCGACTGGGACCGGCAGACATTCTGGAGTCCGATGAGAATGGTATTATCCCGGAGCAGGACAGGGTAATCACGCAGGTGGTGATACTGGATGCGGATAAAAAGCAGATACAGTGTGTGGTAAGACCGCTGCAAATCCTGCGTGCTGACGGGACGTGGGAAAATATTGGCGGGATGAAATAGCCGACAGCTTCACAAAAACCGGAGTCCGGCTCCGGTTTTTTGTTGTCACGTATGGGGGATGTTTGTTACAGCTATTTAAGTCTGGAGTTCAAATTAAAATAGGGAGCTTTGTTATGCCATTAACCTCAGATATTAGATCACATTCATTTAATCTTGGGGTGGAGGTTGTTCGTGCCCGAATTGTAGCCAATGGGCGCGGAGATATTACAGTCGGTGGTGAAACTGTCAGTATTGTGTATGATTCTACTAATGGGCGCTTTTCATCCAGTGGCGGTAATGGCGGATTGCTTTCTGAGTTATTGCTTTTGGGATTTAATAGTGGTCCTCGAGCCCTTGGTGAGAGAATGCTAAGTATGCTTTCGGACTCAGGTGAAGCACAATCGCAAGAGAGTATTCAGAACAAAATATCTCAATGTAAGTTTTCTGTTTGTCCAGAGAGACTTCAGTGCCCGCTTGAGGCTATTCAGTGTCCAATTACACTGGAGCAGCCTGAAAAAGGTATTTTTGTGAAGAATTCAGATGGTTCAGATGTATGTACTTTATTTGATGCCGCTGCATTTTCTCGTTTGGTTGGTGAAGGCTTACCCCACCCACTGACCCGGGAACCAATAACGGCATCAATAATTGTAAAACATGAAGAATGCATTTATGACGATACCAGAGGAAACTTCATTATAAAGGGTAATTGAAATGAACATTACCATTTATTTTATTTAATGAAACATCCTGCAAACTGATATGAATTACTGAATGAGGTTTTTATGCCTGTTACCACCTTAAGTATCCCAAGTATATCTCAATTATCTCCTGCAAGAGTACAGTCTTTGCAGGATGCAGCCAGACTTGAAAGTGGAATAAGAATATCCATTGGTAGTGGCCAATATTCTGTTCACTATGTCCAACTACTGGATGGATTTTCAGTTGAACCGGTGAGAGGAGGCTTACTGGATAGGCTATTGGGGCGTGAGCATCGAATGGATAGAAGGGCTGTGGCTCTGGAAAGGCAATTAAATGGAGGTGTCGATTTTTTAAGTAGTGTTAATAACTATTTTCAGAGTGTCATGGCAGAACACAGAGAAAATAAAACAGGTAATAAAATATTAATGGAAAAAATAAATTCTTGTGTATTTGGAACGGATTCTAATCACTTTTCTTGCCCGGAGTCATTTTTGACATGCCCGATAACGCTGGACACACCTGAGACTGGAGTGTTCATGAGAAACTCACGAGGTGCTGAGATATGCTCTCTATATGATAAGGATGCGTTAGTGCAACTTGTTGAAACTGGTGGAACTCATCCTCTGAGTCGAGAACCTATAACAGAATCAATGATTATGAGAAAAGACGAATGTCACTTTGATGCAAAAAGAGAAGCTTTTTGTTGTAAGTGATAATTAATGCTATAAATATAGTTTTGTGTATTTTTATTTTTTACTAAAGCAAAATTAAATTATTAAAATGGAGGGAGAGGAATGCCTGTAGATTTAACGCCTTATATTTTACCTGGGGTTAGTTTTTTGTCTGACATTCCTCAAGAAACCTTGTCTGAGATACGTAATCAGACTATTCGTGGAGAAGCTCAAGTAAGACTGGGTGAGTTGATGGTGTCAATACGACCTATGCAGGTAAATGGATATTTTATGGGAAGTCTTAACCAGGATGGTTTATCGAATGATAACATCCAGATTGGCCTTCAATATATAGAACATATTGAACGTACACTTAATCATGGTAGTTTGACAAGCCGTGAAGTTACAGTACTGCGTGAAATTGAGATGCTCGAAAATATGGAATTGCTTTCTAACTACCAGTTAGAGGAGTTGTTAGATAAAATTGAAGTATGTGCATTTAATGTGGAGCATGCACAATTGCAAGTGCCAGAGAGCTTACGAACATGCCCTGTTACATTATGTGAACCAGAAGATGGGGTATTTATGAGGAATTCAATGAATTCAAATGTTTGTATGTTGTATGATAAAATGTCATTAATATATCTTGTTAAAACAAGGGCGGCTCATCCTTTGAGCAGGGAATCAATCGCAGTTTCAATGATTGTAGGAAGAGATAATTGTGCTTTTGACTCTGACAGAGGTAACTTCGTTTTAAAAAATTAAGATAGCAATGGCGGGTTAACTTTTCGTAAAATGAAATTAATTCTCGGTACAGCATGTAAAACGCGGCACCTCGTATGCAAGAACGTGCTGCGGTTGGCTGGTGAACTTTCGATAGTGCGAGTATTGAATGATTTCCAGCCGTTACTGATTTTACTCGTTAATTAGCGAACAAACCACTCGTCAGCAGACTCCCAGGTATCTTTCAGCGTCTCCTGAACAAAAGTTTTTGCAGAATCTTTATCGGCGGTGCGAGTAACTGAAAGGCCATCGTTGCTGGTGGATTTGATGATCACTTCTACATCGTCATAACGTTTACTGACACGTCGCAGCATTTCTTGTTGCAGGGCAGGAACAGAACCTTTTGGCATTTTGTTGATTTTGGCTGCGGGGTATCTGTGGGGCATATATGGGACATAAAAAGGCCTCAAATAAACAGCAAAATCGAGATTAGGGATTTTTAGAAAAAATACAACCATCTGAAAAAACTTAGAAAACACCCAAAAACCCACAGAATAGTAAAAAACATCTATGAATT